CTTGATCTCAGCGCCGGTGATGCTGGAGTTGTACCAGCCCTCGGGCAGAGGTTCAAAGTTGCCGGTGTTGCCAACGGGCAGCGAGTCAACGCTAAATTCTTCGTCAAGATAAGCCATGATTATTCCTTTGTGATAGTGAAAGTGGGGCGTCCAGGGGTGGACGTAATAGCACCAAGCAATGGCCCGGTCACGGCTTCAGCAGCCGCACCCCAAGCCTTCGCATTGATCTCGGGTTTCCACCTAAAAAGGCTGGAAAGATGTTCGCTAAGACCGGCCTCTGCGGCCAGCATCTGGAGTTTGTCGGCGTCAATCTTCTTGTTGATGCGGCCCTCCATTTTGATCTTGTAGCCGTCAACCTGATGGTTAACAGTGCCGTCAAGGTCTTTGGGGAGGCCAAAGTCCTCGGCCATCTGGTCTTCCAATTGGCGGCGCTCGGCCACCGCAGCAGCCTCAAGTTTCTTGGCGTCAAGCCAGCGTTGGTAAAGTGAGTTCATTGGGTGTACTCCAGTGCTTGCAGTTTGCTGATCTTTTCGTTGATTTGGTAGATTGACTTTGCAAAATCATCTTGCGCTTTTTGTTTTAACGCCTGCAAGGCTGCGATCTTTTGGGCGGTAGGATCGTAGTTTTCAGGTGCGTCAAACTCTACTTCTTGTTGACCGACATAACTGCGGTCTTCAGTGTCGTCCATCTTGAATGAGGCAATTCTGTATGTGCCTTCTTCTTCCCACTCAAACTTTTGATAATGGATATGGGCCATGATTTTGATTTTCATGCTGCACCGCCAATCTTGTTGATGATCTCGCCAAGGTCAGGCGCTTCCCAGGTTCCCAGCTTGCCGCTACGATCCTTCGCCAGCCACAGGCCGTCGGAATCGCACATCAAGGCGCGTTGAGTACCGCCCTCGGCATCCTTCTCAACTCGCAGCGCCAGCACCTCGTCGAAAAAATACGGCAGAGCCTGCCCGGTCTTGTTGCCCGGCATTGATGGGCTGTACAGCACCCGGCCCATCTCGTCTTGGGTCTTCTCCAGCTTGGCGGTCATCAAAACATGGCGTCCCGGAATGTCGCGGAAGGCACGAATAATGTCGGCCATTTGCTCTTGCATACTTCCGTAGGCTTGGCGTGGGTCAACCAATTTCCCACTGACTTTTACTTTCTTTTCTGCGTTCAAACAGACTTCAGCAATCTCGCTAATGGAATCCAGCGCCACTGACTTGTAGTCAGATTCCAGCACCCAAGAGTAGGCTTCATGTAAGTCGTCCATTGAGGCGATCTCAATGTATGGCAAGTCAGCGTCTTGGATAGACAATAATCCACCTTCAGCAGACAACACCACAGGATGCGGTAAAGTCTTGATCAGACTGGTCTTGCCAGCCCCTGCCTGTCCGTAGACAAGCAGCTTGACACCATTGGCAATCATGCCGCCGGTACGTTTCAACGAAATAGCCATTTGGCTCTCCTAGTTTGCGCTTCCGTCTGTAACTCAGTTCGAAGCGTGGCTAGATCATAGCATAGTTCTGTGCTACAGTGTCAACAACTTTATTACGAAAGATGAAAAATAAATGGCAGACCTCTCAAATATCCTCGGTGGCCCTTGGTCGCCGCCTTCTCAAAAGCAGGTTGATGCACCTGACATTCAACTCAAAGACGCCATGCTTGGCGCAGGGCTAAAGCCACCAGACACCATCCACCTTGACGGCAAGTTGCACCGATTTAACAGTGGCACTAAGGGCGAAAAGGGCCACGACAAACCGGGCTGGTATGTGGTCTTCAGTGATGGCGTACCAGCAGGGCGCTTTGGCTGCTGGCGCTCTGGTTTTGAATCCAGTTGGAAAGCAGACATTGGCCGCAGCCTGACGCCGGTGGAGGAGATGGCGCAGTCCCGGCGCTTGGCGGAGGCCAAGACCCAGCGTGACGCAGAGGTGAAAAAGGCGCGGGAGGTGGCCGCCAACACCGTTGATCTGATCTGGTCGCAGGCAGGCGCAGCAAGCGCAGAGCATCCGTACTTGCAACGCAAGGGCATCAAGACGCATGGCGCAAGGATTACGGGTGACGGCAGGCTGATGGTGCCGCTGTACAACTCGGACGGCGAACTCTCAAGCATCCAGTACATTGACCATCAAGGCGGCAAGCTGTACCACCCTGGTGGACAGACCGGCTCAATGTATTGGTTGGTCGGCAGCATGGATGACGCCACCACACTCTACATTGCCGAGGGATTTGCCACTGCTGCCACCATAGCGGAGGTGACGGGCCAGCCCTGCGCGGTGGCTTACAGCGCCAGCAACTTGGTGCCGGTTACGGGCATCCTAAAGGAAGGCCACCCGACGCTAGACATTTGCATCGTGGCTGACCATGACGCTAGTGGTGTGGGGCAACGCTACGCTGAGCAGGCCAGCGCCAAGTTTGGGGTACGCATGACAACACCGCCCGTCCTTGGTGACGCCAATGATTACGTCCAAGCGGGGCATGACCTGGCTTTGTTGCTCAAGCCGCCTACACCAGTGACAGACTACCTAATCCATGCCGACGGGTTTTCAGCGCAGCCTGCGCCTATTTCGTGGCTTGTGAAGCACTGGATACAGGACAAGGCTCTGGTCATGGTGCATGGCCCCAGCGGTGGCGGCAAGACGTTTGTGACGTTGGATTGGATGCTGCATATTGCCAGTGGCAAAGCCACTTGGTTTGGTCACAAGGTCAGACCTGGCAACATGGTTTATCTTGCTGGTGAAGGTCATCACGGCCTACGCTCACGTATTGCAGCCTGGAAGCATAAGAACAACGTCAGTAACTTGAATATGTGGGTCAGCAAGTCGGGGCTTGACCTCAACACTGCCGAGGGTTATCTGAAGGTGGTGGAGGCCATACGGGCGCTCAAGATCAAGCCTGATGTGATTACGGTGGACACCCTGCACCGCTTCATGGCCGGTGATGAGAACAGCGCTCAAGACGCCAAGACCATGCTGGACGCCTGCGCGGCCCTCATGCAAGAGTTTGGCTGCACCGTCATTTTGGTTCACCACACAGGCGTCAGCGAGGAAGCCCAGCACCGTGCGCGTGGCTCATCCGCATGGCGTGGAGCCTTGGACATTGAAATCAGCGTCATACCCGCCAAGGGCGACAAGTCCATTGAAATCGTGCAGCGCAAGAGCAAAGACGCCGAGATGGCAGCGCCGGTCTATGTTGACCTAGAGTCGGTGGCAATACCTGGTTGGCTGGATGAAGATGGCGAGGCGGTCACTAGTGCAGTGGTAGTGAAGGGTGAAGTGCCTGAGTCCAAGCAAAAGGATAAGTCGCTGGGGTTTGCCGACTTTGAGAAAGCCTGGTGGTCGTCCGGCGCAGAGGAGCGAGGTGGCGCACCTTACCTTACCAAGTCAGTGATGCGCGAGTATGCGGTTGCCAATGGCATTTCAAACTTTGCCGGGGCGATGGCAGCCGGTTCCCGCCGAAACTTGATTGATGGCAAGAACGCCCGGTACATCATTAATTTGTTGGACGCCAAGCTGATTGAAGTCCATGAGAACGGCTGGATCGTGATTGATCCCGGTACAGCATCTGGAATGATGTTGAAGAAGTGATTGTTCTGTGCTAAACTTCTTGACATGAACCGACTAACCCAACTCAAAGCTAAGTTGAGGGCTGCACAAGCCGAACTTGCAATCCGCACCCGGACGCATAACAGCGCGTCACGGGCTTACAACAAAGTTACGGCACACATTGCCGAACTGGAGAAGAGAATTGCTGACCTGGAGAAAATTTCAAAGCAACCTGCCCAACTACAGCGAGGCTGACTTGTTGGCTTTGCTGGATGAGGAACGATTGAAGCACCGTAGAGTGACTATGCTGGAGCGCATCCACCAACGCTACTGCACCTTACGCGCCAACCGGGAACGGTTGGAGATACTAAAAGAAGGAAAACGACCATGACATTGACGCAACAATTTAAGAGGATGACCCGCCGTTTGACGCCCGTTGAGATGGCAGCAACAGAGTTGTCCGAGGCTGAACTGCACCGGCTGGAAGCACATTCTGCCGTGGAGTACGCCACCAGTGTGGTCAGCTACGAAGACGCCAGGATAAAACGCCTGCGGAAGTTCTTGTCTGATGCGGAGAAGGCAGTATGAGCATCTGGCCCTTCCCAACTGAACTACCGCCTAATCGGCCTGTACCGCCAATGCCTTTCAACCCTGCAAACCATGAAGAGAGTCCGCTATGAGTATTTTGGAAGAGATAAAGGTCAACCGCACCCCAACCCACATAGTGCGCCACGCCAGCCTTGAGTTGAACCGCAAGACCAAGGAAACGCTCGGGCCATATGTTGAAAGGCAGAAGCTGGCTGGCGAGGTTAAAGCCTCAGAATTGAGTATCTGGGATCGCACTACGTACCGCACAGGCGACGGTGACTACACCTCACAGGTTCCGAGAAAAGGTAGCTTGAGGGCGTTCAGCTTGCCATCAAGGGGGAATCGGACATGACACAACCAGAAGCCTTGCGGCTGGCTGACTACCTTCAAAAACATTTTGATTTGTTCCCGAACAGTGAGCAGATCAAAGCCGCCGCCGAGCTAATCCGGTTGCATGAGGTGAATCAGGAACTGCTGGCGGCGTTGAATGAGGTTTACATCACTTGCGATTGGCATGGCGACGATGGCCGAGAAGCCATGAGCAAAGCCCATGCAGCAATAGCTAAAGGAGAAGCTAAATGACTGACATTGAAATCGACAGGGCGCTGGCGCTGGCCATTGGGTGGAAAAGAATGCTTCCCAACCCAGAGGCTGATGGACTTAAACAGTGCTGGGTGTGGGCAGGCTCTAAGTGGCGGTTGTTTTCCCACCGTGACTGGAACGTGATCGGCCCGATTGCTGCGCGGTACGGACTACTTGTTGACTTTAAGACAAGTGTGGCGTGGAGGCCAAACATGAGCATTGGTCAACGCGGGAAAAACCCGCAAGAAGCAATTGCATTGGCAGTAATAGGAGCAAAGAAATGAACGACCACAACCAAGACGACGAGATCGAATCGTTGTACAAACCCGACTGGATTGCACTGTCCATCGCAGTAGCGATCACCACGATCTCGCTGGCGGCGTTTGCTTTTTTAGTGGGGTACTTGACATGACTAAACAAGAGCTGCTGAAAATACTGCGCCTACTGTCGGCAATGGAAAGCGCAAGTTTGGTAAGCAAAATATCTTTGCCTGACTACCTATATGAGCAGTTGACCGCTGCCACTGAAATACTTGAGAGGGAGATTTTGAAATGACCAAAGACGACATCATCAAGCTGGCGCAAAAGGCTGGGTTTGCTGATTCTGAAGGGGTAGTACACGCTGCATATCAGCTTGAAGCCTTTGCCGCCCTTGTTGCCGAGCATGAGCGTGAGGAATGTGCGAAATTGGCAGAGAAAACAATCTGCGACGTGCATATTTTTACGGGTGTGAGCATCTACGGCACACGCGCAGCCAAAGCCATCAGAGCAAGGGTAAACACATGAGCCGACTACTGCACGCTGCCGCCCGTGGGGCGAGGATTGGATGGCAAACCCTCATCGGGAAATGGTATCCAGCGGTGAGCCTTACCTATGTGCAATCAGAATTCGGTGAAGTCGCCTACCGCATCCACCCCCATGACAAGCACTTGCAGTACGGCCCGATCAGCACGGCGCTGCGAGATGTTGCATTGACGGGAGACTGTGAAGATTACGAAATCCCATACTGCCGTTTTGTAATTGAAAAAGAAGACATCTATTCGGAAAGCACTGAAGATGAACGCTCTATGTTTCTTTTATTCTTGGCCGAGGCACTGGCCGACGAGGGGATGTGATGACTGACCTAAGACAAGCCGCGCAGCGGGCGCTAGAGGCTTTGAAATCAGCAGCGATTTTTGTTGACAGCTTTCGCGGTCAAAAAGCAACGCAAGAAGCTATCACCGCCCTACGCAAAGCGCTGGAGCAGCCAGAGCAGGAGCCGGTGGCGTGTCTAAGTAAAACTCAAGCAAAGGCAATACTTGACTTGGCGCTTGATCTGGAAAAAACGGGTCGCCTTGTTTCACTGACAGAAGGCCAAGAACGGTCAAACTTTGTTGCCAGAAACCGAGCCATCCAGTGCGCTTTGGAAGATGCTTTACGTAACGCCACCACCCCACCCGCAGCACAGCCAGAGCAGGTTGACTGCCCCCGCTGCGGTCACGTTTGCTCACAGCGCCCGTGGGTAGGGCTGACGGATGAGGATGTAAACCGAGAGTCTGCCCCGATTACTTCACAGATGAAGCTGGCATTTCACGCTGGGATGTACGTGGCTCAACAGATATTGAAGGAGCGCAACACATGATCTACACCAAGACCAGCAGCACCGCCATCTTTCTGTGGCCTGCCGTTGCTATCAATGTCGAAGAGGACTGGTGGATTGAACTGGCGTGGCTGAGTTTTGCGATTGGAATTAGGAGCGCAACACATGACTGAAGATGAAGCCTATTGGAGCGAAGATGAATGGCGAAAAAATGGCTGGCGGTGCGGTCATGGCTGGCTGCGGGGTGAGCAGTGCGAAATCTGCAATGCACCCAAGCGTGAGTGGGTAGGACTGACGGATGAAGACTTAGAATTTTGGACGGAAGAGTTAGGTCAAGGCGAATTGGGCAGAGGCGTTATTCGGGCAGTGGCTGATCATTTGAAGGAGCGCAACACATGATCACTGAAGACGATGAGTTTGAGCGCATTGAGCGCGAGATCAAGTTCCGTCTGGACAGCACCCGCACGACAGTGGTGTCAAACGACTACTACTGGATACCGATTGACGCAAGCACACCGACCAATGTGAAAATCCTACTGCTTGGCAGGTCAGGTGTGGCAACGATGGGACACTACGAACACACGCCGGGGACGCAGTTTTGGACGCATTGGTCGCCGTTGCCACGAAAGAAACCATGAGCGCAAAGCGACCCGGCGAACCGTTGAACGTGTTTTACAGCATCAAGCTAACCCAGACTCAGCGCATCAAGTTGATTAAACTTGGCGGCCCCGAATGGATAAGGAATCAAATTGAACGATCTACCGAACTTTGCAGCCTGGGAGCGTCAGACGCTGGACAAATTCGCCCTGGACGCCTACCTACGGCTACAGGCCCAGCAGGAGGCGCTTGAGCAGTTACGTCAAGACCTGCGGGATGCCATGAAGTTACTTAGAAGCACGGCCCTGTAGTTTTTCAATGGTGCGGAGGCCACCCAGCCCAAGCATACCCATCAAAATCGGCAGCATCTCAGTGAGGTCTGCCGGGGCTAAATCAATTGGATGACCTAAGATAACAGCTATTACCTTAGCAACAGGCAAGCCAATCCAGTTCCAACCGCAGGCGGCGACACAGACCCAGCCAACGCCTGGACGCCAGCCAGACACGAACAGACTTGGGTTCTGAGCTTCAGCAGCGTTTACCTTGATCTGTTCCACCATCAAACTGGTTTCAGCCGTCAACTGCGCCAGATCACCAGACTGTTGCATCTTGAGCAACTCCAGCTTGGCAGCGTCACGTTGGGCAGGATCAGGCCACAGCCGGTCGATGACCTTGGAGCCAATGCCAAGCAAAATGCTGATGGGGTCTATTGCCATATGCCTGCCCTCGTTCCATCTTTGTCAATCGTGATGATACGGTTGATCACCTTGTCTGGAGTGCGGGTGCTAACATGAACCCAAGTGCCAAACTCAAGGATCAACTGCCCAATGCCAATGATCTTGATGACAGGCGCAAGGCTTGCAGCAATCTGGAATGGCGTACCGGCCTTTGGAGCCTTGAAGTCAACAGCCAAGGCCAATGTATGGTCAGACCCCGGTTTGGAGCCTATGACGCCATTCAAGGCCTTGCAGCGGTATCCTGATGTGATTGTGATGGGCGCATCAATGTGGAACCGAATACGCTCCATCATTTCCAGCGTTTTCAGTGCGTTTTCGCGCAGTTCATCTGGCAAGCGATTGTCAATACCCAGCCTAGCCGCAGTGTCGCTGGCGGTGAATTCTTCTAGGCTGAAGTGAGGTGTCATTTTTTCCAGAACTGGACAAGCGCAAAAACAACAGCAGCCGCAGCCCAGACGCCCATGCCTCTATTGACCCACTGGTCAATCTTGCGGTCAACCCGGTGCAGCCCATCGTCATGAACGCTGAGTTGTGCTTCAACTGCACCGATCCTTGCGCCTTGGTTGGCTTGGCGTTCCTCAAACAAGATCAGCTTGCCAACGGCATCCGTCAGCTTGTCAACCTTGCTCTCCAGGCGTCTGAAATCATCGTCTGTCATCGGAATGTCCCGTTGTTAATTGCGTCGAGCAAACGCTTGCCGTACTTTTCCACCGCCGCCTTGGTGATAACGTACTCACCACCCTGCAAAGCACCGTAGCCATCGTCTGGAGCAGGGGCGCGGCCTTTGAGGTGACGGGCATCTACCATGCCGCCGTGGGCGTAAGTCCCAGCAAACCCCATTGTGTCATTGCCGCCCGTGGTGTCGCCAAACCCGCCATAACTGTTATCGGCAACAGCTGATCCACTACTTACGGGCGAGCTGAAAGCTACGGGAGCCATGGGGGCTAACTCTTGGCTAGTAAATGATGACTGCGATACCGGCGAGGGCGCGTTAAACGACAACCTATCCATGCTGTCATCAGCATAAGCA